TGTTATTAATCGTGTAGAACATTTATACTAGTATCGAATTAGGATTTAGCTAACCTAGCCAGTACTTCACAGCCTTTGCTCAGCTGATCACATTGAAGTGCAAATCAATTAAATAGTACAGTTCATTCTAATGTGAAGAGTGGCCTGTAAATTGAAATGGATGTACATATCCGTTCTCTTTACTACGCCACTGAACTGACTACAATATACGAGAAGAGTACCTCCATTTCAGAATAAAAATCTGATTTGGAGGTATTTTTTTATGAAATTACGTAAAACACCAACTTCGAAAAGAACGACATACACCTATTTTTTTGCTAATGGAGATAAGGTCATCCTTGAACCTGGTAAATCAACAACAATTCATGCATCCGGTGATAGATCCATTCTAGTCGATGAGTCTATCACTGAAATAACAATTACCGAACTTCATAGACAAGATGATGCTGAAGTAAGATCAAACCTTAAATACATCAACTGTGAAACAAATACAGAGCGACAAACACGCATAGCAAATAAAAAGAAGTGGGCGAAAGAACATCCTGAAGAAGTTAATCCATATGACAAACCACCAAGAATCATGAATCTTAATGCATTTAATGGTGATGAAAATTCACAGGACGATAAAAGCAGCCTGTTGTATCAAGCTTCTATTTACTCAGAGCAAATCAATTCTAATGATAATTATGAAAAACTCGAGATCATCAAAGAGTTTGTTGCTACATTACCATCTACCATGCAAGAGATGTTTGACCTTATCTATATTCAAGAACTAAAACAATCAGATGTTAGCTCGATATTAGGTATATCAAAAAGCACAGTATCAGAACGTGTAAAAACACTTGAGAAAAAAATAATTGAACATTTTTCAAACCAACCCGAACTTTTGAGATGAAAATGCGGACTAAGATTTAGAAGGCAAAAAGGCACTTCTAGAAAAGAGGAAAAATATGCAAGACAAAAAGCATAGGGTTCGCATTAACTTAGCGGACAAAAGGAGTAGGAATACCAACATCATCGAGACAATGGATGAGACACTTCCAAAGAAACTATTCAATAAGTTATTTGGTAAGAAAAAACGAGTCTTGATCATTGCACCAAGTGATTCGGTAACAGGCATTGAAATTTATGAAGAGGTAGGTGAAAAAAATGTCAAGAAGTCCAACAATTCACAGTAGAAAGTATAGTCCAAGTAAAAGTAGTATCTGGTTAAATTGTCCATTAAGCACTGTATTCAATGATGGTTCAAACCAAGAGTCGAGTCCACAAGCAGAGTTTGGTACGCAATGTCATGAGCTAGGTGCAGCACTTGTTAGTAAGTCATTAGGTCTAGTTGATTATGACAGTGAAGTAAAACCAATCGATGAACTAATCAAAGAACTCGATATGTATTCAGATGAAATGCAGGACATTGCTGATGGATATGCAGATTACATTGTTAACACCATTGAATATGAGAAAAAGCGATCTGAAACAGAACCATTTGTTGTTATCGAACAGTTGCTGGATATGGATTTTGATGAAGATGCAAGAGGAACGTTAGACTGTGGCATTATCTCCGGTGTGGATGGTGGGACGCTCACAGTTATTGATTTAAAGACAGGACGCTCACCGGTGTATGCATTTGATCATGAAGCTGGAACTTTTAATACACAACTTGCTATCTATGCTCTTTACTTTTACAAGGCATACAAGGATCTATACCCAGTGAAACACATACGACTTGCAATTTACCAACCTGTCATCAATAACACGAATGATTACGAAATGTCGATTGATGATTTATTGAAGTTTGAATCAGAAGTATTAATCCCAGCAGTATTGAGTACAAGAGTAGAGACGCCACATGGAAATCCAGGTAAACATTGTCGTTATTGTTCCGGTAGAGAAACGTGTGCAGTTAGAGCGAATGCCATGATGGAAACATTCAGTAATTCTAACAAATCTATCGCTCAACTTACAGATAGTGATATTGAATCTTTACTACCTAAACTAGATGAAATGATCCAGTTTGCTGAAGACATCAAATCTTACGCACTAAAGAAAGCAAAGCGTGGATATAAGTGGCCTGATTATAAATTGGTTCACGCTCGAGTTTCAAGAAAGATTACAGATGAACCAGGATTGATTAAGGCTTGTGAAGAAGTAGGAATTAATCCATACACAGCACAGAAAGTTGCAGGCATTACTGAACTGACCAAACGAATCGGTAAAGACAAAGTTACTAGCATTATCGGACCATATATCACAATGCAAACAGGTTCAATGATTCTAGTACCAAACACAGATCCTCGTGAAGAGGTAATAACAATAGAAAAAGGAGAAAAATAAAATGTTGAATATTATTGAAGGAAAAGAACAACGCCCTAAGAAAATCGTCATCTATGGACCGGAAGGAATCGGGAAGTCCACATTCGCTAGTCAATTTCCAGAACCATTATTTCTTGATACAGAGGGTGGAACAAGTAATTTAGATGTAAGAAGAATCAAATGTAACAAATCATGGAATGAACTAATCACAATAGTAAAAGAGATCCATGCGAATCCACATATTTGTAAGACAGTCGTACTTGATACAGCTGACTGGTCGGAAACGTTATGTACGAATGCTGTATGTGAAAAGTATCGTAAAAACAATATCGAAGACTTCGGATACGGCAAAGGCTATGTCTACTTAGTTGATGAGTATGCAAGACTGTTATCACTGCTTGACCAGTTAATCGAAGTGGGTATCAATGTCGTGATTACAGCACATGCCAAACCACGAAAATTCGAGTTGCCAGAAGAACAAGGATCATTCGATCGATACGAGATGAAACTATCAAGACAAGTAGCACCACTTATTAAAGAATGGAGTGACGCATTATTCTTTGTGAACTACAAGATCTATGTCGTCACAACTGATACCAATAAGAAAAAAGCACAAGGTGGCAAACGTGTTCTATATACCACACATAATCCAACTTACGATGCAAAGAACAGATTCGATTTACCTGAAGAACTAGAACTTGATTTCAAAGCGATTGCACACCTATTTGAAACGTATGATGTACCAGCTGAACAAGTGATGGACTACGATTCAAAAGATGTAACAACCTTAGCATTCGTTGAACAGTTGAAGAAGAAAATTGTAGAAGATGACATTACAGAAGAACAGTTGCAAAAAGTAGTAGCCGCAAAAGGACACTATGAACTAGAAACACCTATCAGTGAATATTCAGATGATTTCATTACACGCTGGATTATCCCGAATTGGAAGAAGATTGTAGAAACGATAAAAAATGAAAAAGGAGAACAATAATTATGGAAGAAAATAAAAACATGTTGATGGATTGGAATGATTCCATCGAAGAAGACGGACAGGAGTTAGTCATATTACCAGAAGGTGATTACAACTTTACAGTCACTCATTTTGAACGAGGTAGATTTCCTGGTGGAGCTAAAATTCCTGCATGTAATAAAGCGACAATTACCGTTCAAGTCGAATCAGAAGAAGGACGTGCTGTAGTGAAGTTTGATTTGCTATTATATCGTACTATCGAATGGCGTATTTCATCATTCTTTAGATGTATCGGACAGAAAAAACATGGTGAGAAATTAACGATGGATTGGAATAAAGTTGTTGGTTCCAAAGGTCGTGCTCATTTCAAACCTCGTAAATACATCAATTCCTATGGTGATGAAAAAACAACTAATGACATTGATCGCTTTATCGACTACAACGAAGAGTTCTTCATTCCAGACGATCTTCCTTTCTAGGAGGTAATGGTTATGGAACTAAGACCTTATCAAAATGAAGCAGTTGAGGCAATTAGAAACGAATGGATTCAGGGGCATCAAAAAACGTTATTAGTACTTCCTACTGGTACAGGGAAAACAATCGTATTTTCAAAAGTAGTGGAAGAAGAAACGAAAGATGGAAGTAAAGCACTTATCCTTGCACATCGTGGAGAGTTACTCGATCAAGCTTCAGAGAAATTATTTGAAACCAGTGGATTGGATTCGGCTTTAGAAAAAGCTGAGTCCTCTGCCATTGGCGCATCAGAACAAGTAACTGTTGCATCTGTTCAGACATTATCACAACACAAAAGACTAACAAACTTTCCAAGTGATTACTTTAAGACAATCGTTGTAGACGAAGCACACCATTCGATGAGTAATACTTATCAACGTATACTGACGCATTTTGAAGGTGCAAATGTACTAGGAGTAACTGCTACTCCAGATAGATCAGATCAGAAGAATCTAGGAAAGTACTTTGATTCAAAAGCCTATGAATATTCATTACATCAGGCTATTAAAGAAGGATACCTTGCACCAGTTAGAGCACAGATGATTCCGCTTGAACTAGATATCCATAGTGTTGGTGTATCAAATGGTGATTATGCAGTGGGAGAAGTTGGCTCAGCATTAGAACCATATCTTAACCAAATCGCACTAGAGATGCTCAACTACTGTAAAGGTAGAAAAACAGTTGTATTCTTACCATTAGTAAAGACATCTCAGAAGTTTTGTGAACTACTTAACCTACATGGAATAAGAGCAGCTGAAGTGAATGGAAATAGTCCTGACAGGGATGAAATCTTAGCTGACTTTGAAGCTGGAGAATACGATGTGCTATGTAACTCAATGCTTTTAACAGAAGGTTGGGATTGTCCATCAGTGGATACCATTGTTGTGTTGAGACCGACTAAAGTAAGAAGCTTATATCAACAAATGGTCGGACGTGGTATGAGGTTACATCCAGGAAAGAAAGAGTTATTGTTACTAGATTTCTTATGGATGACTGAACGCCATGATTTATGTAGACCTTCCGCACTTGTTTCAAAAGATGAAGAATTAGCGAAACGTATCGATCAGAAAATGATGGATCAAGAAAGTGGTATTGATTTACTGGAAGCTGAAGTAGAAGCAGAACGTGATGCCATTCAAGAACGAGAAGATGCATTAGCTCGTGAACTTGCAGCGATGCGAAAACGAAAATCGAAACTTGTAGATCCAATCCAATATGCATTCTCCATTTCAGCCGAAGACTTGGCTAGTTACGAACCTACCTTTGTATGGGAAATGGGACCAGCCACTGAAAGACAACTAAGTTACTTAGAAAAACATGGAATATATCCTGATGCAGTTACAAGTTGTGGTATGGCAAGTATGCTCATTGAAAAGTTGAAAAACAGACAAATCGAAGGCTTAGCAACACCAAAACAAATACGCTTCTTAGAACGATACGGATTCTTACATGTCGGTATGTGGGCATTTGAAGCAGCAAGCAAAATGATAACACGAATTGCAGATAATCATTGGATGTTACCAAGAACTGTCAATGCTGCAACATATAGACCGTAGGAGGATGTAAATGGACAGTATATTAGAAGCTTTAAATCAAATAAACGCATCAAACACAACATATGAAGAATGGATTCAAATAGGCATGGCACTCAAAGCCGAAGGATATGATTGTTCAGTATGGGATGACTGGAGCAAGAATGATAGTCGTTATAAAGATGGTGAATGCGATAGGAAATGGGGAACTTTCAAAGGTTCCTCTATTCCCATATCAGGTGGAACAATTATCAAAATGGCAAAAGATACAGGATGGGAACCATATGGTGGAGTAATGGATTGGGACGACACGATTGAATACGATGGTGACGGTTTAATTTATGATCCTATAACAAACCTCACACCTTCTGAACAACTCGTCAAATATCTTGAGACATTATTTAAAGACGATGAGTTAGTTGCCTATGTCACAAATGATGTATGGAACAAAGATGGAAGGTGGGTTCCAGGAAAAGGGCAATATGATCGAACTGCGAAAGAACTGATCAATGAACTCAAAAAGTATCCTGATGACATTGGTGCTGTGATTGGTGATTGGAAAGATGAATGTGGTGCTTGGATAAGGTTTAATCCGGTTGATGGAACAGGTGTTAAAAATGAAAATATTACTAGATTTACCTATGCATTAATTGAATCAGATGACATGCCTATTCCAGATCAAGATGCATTATACAGAAGACTAGAGTTACCGATTGCTTGTTTGGTTCATAGTGGTTCAAAGAGCTTACACGCAATCGTTAAGGTGGATGCTCCAAATTATCAAGAATATCGAAAACGAGTGGAGTACTTGTACGGCTTTTTAGCTAAGCATGACTTTAAAGTAGATACCGCAAATCGTAATCCATCAAGATTGTCAAGATTACCAGGAGTAACTAGAAATGGTGTTATTCAAACATTAGTAGATACAAACATAGGTAGACGCAATTGGAACGAATGGTTGGATTATGCTGAAGGTGTCAATGATGAAATGCCTAGTCTAAGATACTTAGATGAAGCACTTGCAAATCAACCTAAATTACCTGATGAACTTATAGAAGGAGTCGTTCGTGTTGGACATAAAATGCTTATATCTGGTTCATCCAAAGCAGGGAAGAGTTTTCTATTGATGGAACTCGCAATCGCTCTTGCTGAAGGAATCAAATGGCTTGGATTTCAATGTAAAAAATCAAAGGTATTGTATGTGAATTTGGAAATTGATGAACCAAGTGCGATTAATCGATTCGCAGTAATATATAAGGCTATGAAGATAAAACCCAAATACAGTCATGACGTAGTTATCTGGAACCTTAGAGGTCGTGCAATGCCACTTGATAAGTTAGTTCCGAAACTGATCAGAAAAGTAGCAAATCAAGACTTTGATGCCATTATCATTGATCCAATTTATAAGGTTATCACTGGAGATGAAAACAATGCTTCAGAAATGGGTAAATTCAGTAACCAGTTTGACAAGATATGCAATGAAACAGGATGTACTGCAATATATAGTCATCATCATTCAAAAGGCTCACAAGGATTCAAAAGAGCAATGGATAGGGCTTCAGGTTCGGGTGTGTTTGCTCGTGATCCAGATGCACAGCTCGATATGATTCAACTTGAAACGTCAGAAGAATTCATGGCACAAAACGCTGATGTAATGACTTCAACTGCATGGCGTTTGGAGAGTAGTTTACGTGAATTTCAAAACTTCAAGCCAGTGAATTTTTGGTTTGAATATCCGATACACAGAATCGATGATACTGGCGTTTTAGCTAAAAATTATGCAGATGGAGATCCAAAGGCAAACCTAGAAAAAAGTGGTAAACGGAATCAGACTCCAGAATCAAGAAAAGAAGAATTCGATACCGCATTTGATATCAATATAGATGTAGATGGTGTGTGTGATGTAGATGAACTTGCAGAGTATTTAGGTGTGAAAGAGCGGACAGTGAGAGATCGAATTCGGGAATTTGATGACGACTATAAATACTCAAAAGGTAAAGTTTACCGACGTAAATAATACGTACAGAAAGGCAAAAATCACCTATCTGTAAATATTACGCATTTACGGTGTAAATAGGGTGAAATTACCTATACGTAAATGTTACGGAATGGCCTTATATATGTGTTGTACGTAACACGCTGACGCATGTTTGTAGGATAGGGCATTAAATGAGCCCTATCCCAAACAAATGCATCAACGTCAGCAACTGCCTTTCTGAAACTAATGAAAAATTGAAAAAGGAGGAAATTATGAAAATATTTCTACTACTAGATCCACCTACAATTACTGCACAGCAAAATAAAGTAACACTGGTGAACAACAAACCAGTTTTCTATAAACCTGAAAAACTAAAGAAAGCAAGACGAATGATTATCAAACATCTGAAACCATTCAAACCAAAGGAACCGATACAAGGTCCAATCAGACTTGATGTGATATGGAGATTCCCAAGAGGCAAAAGACATAAGCATCAAGAGTGGCGAGTCACTAGACCAGATACAGATAACTTGGAGAAGATGCTGAAAGATTGCATGACGGAAGTTGGATTCTGGAATGATGACGCACAAGTGGTAGTTGAACATGTGGAGAAGTTATGGTCCGATGATCCAACTGGGATATCAATCGAAATCAATGTGTTAAGTAAACTGAAGGAGGAGCTATGAACGATGTGAAAGAATACCTAAGCCGATATCATAATACAAAAGTGAAGATTCAAAAACTACAAGCTTTAGTGGATGAATATATTCGTTTGGCTAATGAGATACCAGGAATTAAATTTGATGCAATTCGAGTTGATGGTGGTAAGAATCTAAAAGCTCCATTCGAGAAGTGGATACTTAAGACTCTCGATTACGAACTCGAGATCAAAGAAATGAAACGATTGTTGCCCTGTTACAAGAAAGAAGTACTTCAAGCCATAGAGCAAATTGAAGACAAAGATTACCGATTGATATTAGTTCATAGGTATATTGATTGGCTAAGCTGGAGACAAATTGCTGATAGAATGTTCTTTTCATCAGCTACAATAAGAAGATGGCATGACAAAGCATTACTGCAGATTGAACTACCTTAACAAGAACTAAAGGAGTTTGTAGCTACTCCTTAGTTTCGATTTGTTTCTTGATTTGGTTAATCTTCTGAATAACGAATGTTACGATACTTTTTACATGTTGGTGATCTACTCTAAGTAATAATTCTTCACCTTCAGTAATAGTAGTCGATTCATTATCAATTTTCACATGATAACCTTTAATGTTGAATTCCACAATTGTTTCATTCATACTATCAACTCCTCTCATAACAGTATGTGTAAAATCTGCGAGGGTAAAATGACAAGGTTGAGCAAGGTTGATATATTGTGAAACTGTCAAGGGTGTGATAGTATTATAATGAGCAAAGGTGGAAACAAAATGGAATACTGGCTTAACAACCAGCCTAGAAACGATTAAGAATTCAGTTAAATGGGTTCTTTTTTGTTTTTGCAGAGATACTTGTAGTATTCCAACTGGTATATAATTACAATTTTTTGATACAGTTGGAGTGATTTTTTATGAAAGGAAAGATGCTTGACACGTATGAGCGTTGGGAGAAATCTGGACATTTAGAGAACAAATTAAAAGCAATATCGGAAATGGTATCCAAAAGAGCAACTCAAAAACAAGTCGCTGAGTATTTGGGTATCACAGAAAAAACAGTCATCAAGTTACGTAAAGCACATAAACGACTAGACGATGCGTTTCAGTTTGGTGATGAAGAACTAAAACTGAAGTTAGTTGATGCTATCTATCAACGAGCGATCGGTTTTGAATATGAAGAGACACAAACAGTAATCGAGGAAACAAAAACAGGTACGAAGAAACGGATCACAAAATACAAGAAGCAATCGTTACCTGATATTCAAGCAATAAAGTATTTGTTGATTACGAAGTTTGGTATCGAATACAACGAAAAGAAAGTAGAAATAGAACTAATGGAGAAACGCCTAGAAAAAGGTGAGGAGGTTTGGACGAATGAATATAGTGATGAAATCAGTATCAACACTCCAAGAGTACGAAAACAATCCAAGAAACAACGATGAGGCAATCAAGGCGGTTGCTAATTCAATCAGAGAGTTCGGATTTAAAGTTCCGATTGTTATTACCAGTGATAACGTCATTATAGCCGGACATACCCGATTAAAAGCCTCTGTATCGCTTGGTTTAGAAGAAGTGCCATGTATTATCGCAGACGATTTAAACGACGAACAAATCAAAGCATTTCGCTTAGCCGATAACAAAACAGCTGAACTTGCTACATGGGATTTATCGAAGTTAGAAGATGAACTAGCAAACCTAGATATGGATATGCTACAGTTTGGGTTTGAGGAAATGGAAGAACTGCTTCCCGAGAATGCAGCTGATGATGATTTTGATGTTGATGATGAAATCCCTGAAGTACCATTCTCACAACCAGGAGACATTTATGAGCTAGGACCTCATCGATTAATGTGTGGAGATTCCACTGATAGTGAGCAAGTAAAAATATTGGTTGATGGAAAAGAAGTAGATATGATTTTTACCGATCCTCCATATAATGTTGATTATGAAGGAACGGCTGGAAAGATTAAAAATGATAAGATGGAAGATGACACTTTCTATCTTTTTTTATTGGATGCGTTCAAGAATATGTTTGAACATACAAAGCCTGGTGGAGCGATATATTGTTGCCATGCAGATACAGAAGGACTCAACTTTAGAAATGCATTCAAGAATGCTGGATATAAACTTGCTGAATGTTTGATTTGGGTTAAGAATGCTTTGGTACTTGGTAGACAAGATTATCACTGGAGACATGAACCGATTCTGTATGGATGGAAAGAGGGAGCAGCTCATTATTTTGTAGATGATCGTTCTCAAGATACTATTTGGGAATATAACAAGCCTCGAAAGAATGAAGAACATCCAACTATGAAACCTCTTGAACTTGTAGGAAAAGCAATCAGTAATTCCTCAAGACGTCATGAATCCATATTGGATCTATTTGGTGGCTCTGGTTCAACGATGATTGCAGCTGATCAACTGGATCGTAAATCATTCTTAATGGAACTTGATGAGAAGTTTATTGATGTGACTGTAAAACGTTATATCAAACATAAAGGAACGAATAAAGATTGCTATTTGATCAGAGATGGAAAAAGGTCTCCACTTAGCGATTTCGATTATTTTGAAAATAAGTCACTATAGTGGAAATATAACTTGCTATTTAGTCTCTTTAGAGTGATATATATAGTAACCAAAACAAAGGAGGCTATTTATGTTTAAGGAATTTAACGTACATCCAAAAGGAATCAAAACATCAGATTGTGTTGTTCGAGCAATCGCAACAGCGACAGACACTGATTACCTAGAGTGCCGTAGAGAATTGAATCGCAAGAAACGAGAACTCGGATATACAAGTTACAAAGTCACGAAGTTTTTATACGATTATTTGAAGGATTATCCTAGACTGATTTTCAAAGCAATCAAAGGAGAACCAAGAATTAAAGGTAGTGACTTTACAGAGTTGCATCCAAAGGGTACTTACATCTTAAAAATGGCTGGACATATTACAGCTTGTGTAGATGGAGTAATTCTTGATACTTGGGATTGTTCATACCGATCAGTTTACACAGCATGGGAGATAACAAAATAACAACTGGAGCGAAAGCTCCTTTTTTACTAGTTGATAAAGGAGATGAAGTAATGCAAGTAATAACAAGTGAATCCGTATTTAGTGGACATCCGGATAAGGTCTGTGACCAAATCAGTGATGCCATATTAGATGCAATTTTAGAACAAGATAAAAACGCTCGAGTAGCAGTAGAAACAGCAATCAAGGATGATTTAGTGTTTGTCTTTGGTGAAGTAACTACAACTGTGAAAGTAGACTATGCAAATATAGCAAAACAAAAACTCATAGAGATAGGTTATGAAGATGAATTTGTAGTAATGGAAAAGATATCTAAACAATCAGCTGATATTGCTCTTGGTGTGAATTCAACCGAGTCACATGAGCAAGGCGCAGGCGATCAAGGGATCATGTTTGGTTATGCTTGTAATGAAACACAAGAATTTATGCCGTTACCAATCATGTTAGCAAACCAAATCTCAAAAGAGATGGATAAAATTCGCAAAGAGAAATACTCGCACATCTTTGAACCAGATGGTAAATGTCAGGTGTCTGTTGGCTATGAAAACGGAAGACCTAAGAAAGTACAAACCATTGTAGTATCAGCTCAAACAAAAGAGGGAGTAAATCGAGAGTTATATGAGGATATCATTATCAATGAAGTCCTAACCAAAGTATTTGATTTCGATACGATTATAGATGCAGAAGTATTAATCAATCCTACAGGTGAGTTTGTGATTGGTGGTCCTTATGCTGATTCTGGATTAACAGGAAGAAAGATTATCGTTGATACTTATGGTGGCTACGCAAAACATGGCGGAGGAGCCTTTTCTGGCAAGGACGTAAGCAAGGTTGATCGCAGTGCGGCTTATTATGCCAGATACGTAGCAAAAGCAGTTGTAGGGGCAGGTTTGGCCACACATTGCGAGGTTCATTTGAGCTATGCAATTGGCGTAGCAAAACCAGTGAGTGTTTTAGTTAATACCTTTGATACTGGTGTAACATCTGATGAAGAGATACAAGCACTTGTGAATTATGTATTTGATTTTAGACCAGAAAGTATAAGAAAAGAACTCAACCTTGATAAAATCAAGTTCCAGGAGTTAGCAAAGTATGGACACTTTGGTAGAGAAGATTTAGATGTTCGATGGGAACATGTTGATGATAAAATCACAGAATTGAGAAAACTATATGAGAAAGCCTAAAGAATTACATCGATTCTACAAATCAGTAGCATGGCAAGTAGCAAGAGAGATTAAGATAAGAGATGCTAATGGTAAATGTGAGAAGTGTGTTGCTCTTGGAGAAGAAGTTCATCACATAATCAAGCTGACAATACATAACGTTAAGGATCCAGCGATCAGTTTGAATCAAGAGAACTTAGAACTGTTATGTAAGAAGTGTCATAACGAACAACACAAACGTTTCTCAAAGTCACAGCAATTTGATGAAGATGGCAATTTGGTAATGAGTTAAATGTTCAATCGTGTTATAATACCTTTTGAAAGGAAGTGGTAATATGGCTACAACAAATGGTACTTTTACTTTTAGTTATATTGAATCAGGTACAAAGAAACAGATAGATGTCTGTTTTTATGCCCATTATAGTCGAAATATATTTAAATATAACAATAATCAAAATCCTTTGTTTAGTGTGAACATCAGATACAAAGACAACGATGAATTTAAGAAGTATTTTAATGAGTTGAAACCAGGTGTTCAAGTAACTCAATTAGTTGAAAACATGGGTGCACCAGATACTGAATTTATTTTAGAGGTAACGAGAAATAATAATAGAGGGAAGATAGAGACTTGGGGTATTGATTTAAAAGTAATTCAATATCCTGCTAATTGGTAGCCCCCGCCCCAATGACTGTTTTTTATATACGAAGGGTACCGCGTAAGGGGGCAATTAAGAAACACAAAGCAGATTTTTTGAAAATCGGAAAAGAGGTTTTCAAGTTATGATTAATATAGAATATGAGCGATTAAAGTCGCTTTTTTCTTTGGTTGATGAATCAAAGACTGAATTAGTAGATAACTTAATTTATCAAGCTGCATTTATGAAAGTGGAACTTGATAAGTTACAAAAGCAAATAAGAAAATATGGTGCTGTTCAAACTTCAAGCAAAGGCGCACAACGTCAGACTGAAGCAGCCAAGTATTACACAAAATTAGTGAACTCATATGGAACAGTAATCAAAACGCTGAACAGTATTCTTGGAACACAAGTAGATGATGGAGATGATGCATTTGATGAATTTCTTAAGAGAGCAAACGAATGAATTATTTAGTCGAGTATTACAATGAAATTGAAAATGGAAATATCATCGTAGGTGAGGAACTAAAAACTGAAATAGATCTACTGATAGAAGATCTAGATAATCCATTGTATTATTTTGATGAAAAACCAGGACAACTTAGAATTGATTTCATTGAAACATTTTGCAAACATACAAAATCTCCATTCAATGGTATGCCATTTATTCTTGAATTGTGGGAGAAAGCAATCCTTCAAACAGCATACGGATTTAAGATGTCAGACTCAGGGCTACGTAGATTTAACGAAGTTATATTACTCATTGCTCGTAAGAATGGGAAGACGACATTTGTTGCTGGTATTGACTTAGCTGAATTTTTTCTATCTCGAGGTGGTGTGGATATAGTATGTGCCTCTAATACAACCGAACAAGCGAATATCCTATTTGAAGAGATCAACAACATGCGAGAACAATCTCCAGCTTTATCAAAGGAAACTAGAAGTAAGAAAAACATCTATCACATCTATTCTCCGAAGACTAAGAATAAGATTAAGAAGTTATCTGCTCAATCAAGAAACAAAGATGGCTACAATATCGAAGTTGGTTGTATTGATGAAGTCCATGAAATGACGGACTCAAAAGTCTATGATGCTATCAAACAATCACAATCAACAAAGAAAGAACCACTTATATTTATCATAACCACTGAAGGGACAACCGTTGGTGGTTTTTTAGATGGCAAATTAGATTATGCTAGAAAGATGTTAAAAGGTGAAATACAAGATAACAGAGTACTTCCCTGGCTTTATACTCAAGACTCAACTAAAGAAATTTACGAAGATCCAACCACATGGCAAAAGTCGAATCCAAGTATAGGAGTAGTAAAGTTAAACAATTATCTTGAGGATGTTATGAATAAATCGAAGTATGACCTTTCCACAAGGGTGACGATGCTTTGTAAAGACTTCAATATCAAACAAGCTGACTCTGGTTCATGGTTATCTTTTGACGATTTAAATAATGAGGATAAATATTCAATCGATGATTTAAGAGATTCTTACGCAGTTGGTGGAGTGGATTTATCTTCGACAACAGACTTAACAGCTGCAGTTCTAGTTATTCAAAAACGAGACAGTAACAGAAAATATGTCGTTCCGCATTTCTTTATGCCAAGTGAAGTGGTGGAAAAGAGAATCAAGGAAGATAACGTGCCATATGATATTTGGATTAAGAAAGGTTTTGTGACACTTACTGACGGACACCAAAACGACTTTAGTTTAGTTACACAGTGGTTTATGAAGATGATTCAAACTTATGGAATCCGACCTCTTTGGGTAGGGTATGATCCCTGGAATTCTCAGTATTGGATCAAAGAAATGGAAGACTTAGGTTTTAATATGGAGAAGGTAAGACAAGGTATCTACTCATTATCAGAACCAATGAAAATACTAGAAGCTGACCTAAAAAACAATGTTGTGAACTATAATAACAATCCCATCTTGAAATGGTGTCTTGCTAACACACAAGCAAAGGTTGATTTAAATGGAAACATCCAACCATCAAAACTAAACTCTAAGTACAAACGAATTGATGGAACAGTTGCATTAATCATTGCATATGTTGTTTTAAATAGATTCAAGACAGATTACGAGAATATGATATAGGAGGTGCACATGGCCATATTTAAGAGAAGAAAAAAGACTGGATCATTTGATGCACTCCAGTTAATCAGTAATTTAAATACATTTTATACACCATTTGGTACGAATATATCAAAGAGTGATGTAGTAAAAATATGTATTGATCGAGTTGCTAGCCAATCTGCGAAACTCAAACCAAGATTTATCAAAACCGAAAATGATAAGACAGTAACCGAGAAAAAAGGTAGGCTGTCTTTTCTTTTGAAGTATAAACCGAACGAGATCATGACGCCTTACGATTTTATATACAAAACAATTACATTACTTTTGCTGAATGATAATGCGTTTGTTTATCCTAAGTTCGATAAAGATACAGGTGAACTCAAAGGCATATATCCATTAAGACCAATAACAGTGGAAATGATAGTCGATAGTTCGGATACTTATTTCATCAAGTTTTTATTTGATAATGGAGAATCATATATTTTGCCATATGAGAACATCATTCACTTAAGACGTCATTTTGGACAAAACGATATTTTTGGTGGTACTGGATCTACAGGTGATCATGAAGCAATTCTCAAAACAATATCCATCAATGACAGCTTACTGCAAGGAATCGATAATGCTGTGAAGTCGTCCATGCAGATAAAGGGTATCTTGAAGATGAATGGCATGTTATCAGAATCAGATAAGAAGAAACAACGTGAACTATTTGATGCTGCACTTTCAGAATCAGTGAGTCTTAAAGGTAGTTCAATTATACCGATTGACTTGAAGTCAGAGTACATACCTTTAGATGTTGATCCGAAACTGATTGATAAAGATACACTTGAATTCTTACAAGCAAAGATCCTAGATTACTTTGGAGTATCAGTGCCAATATTTACAAGCAAGTATACTGAAGATGAATATAACTCATTCTATGAGTCAACGATAGAGCCTTTAGCTATTCAACTTAGCGAGGCTTTTTCTTTAGGTTTACTAACGGATAATCAACTTGAACGTGGAGAAGAAATCATCTTCTACAGTGAAAGACTTCAATACGCTTCATGGAATACAAAAGTAGCTGCAATTGAGAAACTCATGAGTTTAGGCATTATGTCACTTAATGAATCAAGAGCACTGTTAGGACTAGAACCTATCGAAGGTGGAAACAAACGACTTCAATCATTAAACTTTGTCGATGCAGACAAAGCGAATCAATATCAAGTAGGAACGGAGGAACCTGAAGATGAAAATAACAGTTAATGGAAAGATATCAGAAGATGCACTTAAGGTTATCTTAGAAACCCAAAAGAAAAAGACAATCATCATTGATGATTACTGTAAAAAAGAAAAACTCGAGTCACTGTTTTACAAAGACTCAGAGCTTGAATATGAATACCAAAAACAATCAACAACAAAACCAAAGAAAGTAGAGACTCGTAAAGATGATAAAGGAAACTAGATTAGCAGATGTCACACTTCATGAAGAAGATGACAAGATGATATTAGAAGGCTATGCATTAGTCTTCAACAATGAAACATTAATAGGTGATGAAGAATATGGGTTCCTAGAAGAAATTGATTCAAGAGCACTATCGGAAACCAAAATGAAGGATGTTCCAATGAAATACAATCATATGGACTCCTTTTTAATTATTGCCAGAACCAAGAATCAATCCTTATCACTTACTGTAGATAGCATCGGTTTAAAAGTACGTGCTGAATTACTAGATACAAACACCAATCAAGATATCTACAAAATGGTAAGAAGTGGGTTATTGGATAAGATGAGTTTTGCTTTTACGGTTGATGAACAAGTATGGAATCGTGAAGGTAGAGTTCCAAAAAGAACTATTACAAAGATAGAACGTTTGTATGATGTGTCGGTTGTGGATACTCCGGCATATGATGCAACTAGTATATACGCTCGTTCTTTAGAATCTATGGAGTTAGAACTAAAGGCTATGGAGTTAGCAGAGCAAGAAGAACAATCAAGAATTATCAAAAAACGCATCAAAATCAAATCACAAATTTAAAGGAGAAAAAATCATGAATTTAGAATTAAGACGAAAAGAAATCGAGTCAAGACTGACTGAGATCAGAGGTCTTGTCGATAATGAAACAGATATTACCAAACTTGAAGCATTTGAAACTGAAACCACTGAGCTTCAAGAAGAACGAAGTGTTATTGATAAAAAAATGGCGATTGCAAGTAAAACTGAAATCAAACCAATTGTAATCGATAACCGTACTAAAGTAGATAAAGAAAAATTGGAACAACGAGCTGCTAGTTTACGTGAAAGTCGTGTTATCCAAGTATCAAGTGAAGAGATCTTGTTACCGGATCACACTGCTTCAGGATTAGCACCAGTTCCATTTGCACAAGTATCGACACTTGTTGATCGTGTTAATGTAATCAACTTAAACGGTGGAGAAACGTACAAGAAATCATTTGTTAAGAGCAATGGTATCGCTGGAACAACACTTGAAGGACAACCTTATAGTGAAACTGAACCTGCATTTGGTTATTTGACAATTTCCAAAGTAAAGATTACTGCGTATACAGAAATTACAGAGGAACTTGAAAAACTACCTGCTATTCCATATCAAGCAGAAGTGTTGCGTAACATCAATATTTCACTGAAAAAGAAAATCAGTGAACAAATCTTACGTGGTGCTGGAACGACTAATACTTTCACTGGTATCTTTAGTGATGCAGCAGTAGCTTTAGCGGATACTACTCCACTTGAAATTGAAGCAATCACTGATTCTACACTTGATGACATTGTCTTTGCTTATGGTGGAGATGAAGAAGTAGAAGGTGGAGCAGTTCTTATCTTAAATAAGAATGACTTACGTGCATTTGCCGGACTGAAAACACCAGAAGGTAGAAAAGTCCATTCAATCGATTATGTCAACAAAACAATCGACGGTATTCCTTATATCATCAACTCGAACTGTAAAGCTATCTCTGATAGTAATACTGCAGCTGGTGAATATGGTATCGCTTATGGTGCACTTAAAAACTATGAAGTACCAGTGTTCTCGCCAGTAGAAATTGGTAAATCTACTGATTACAAATTCAAAGATGGAATCATCAGCTACAAAGCATCTGTGTTCACAGGTGGTAACGTAGTCGGATACAACGGATTCCTACGTATCAAAAAGAAAGCCGCAGCCTAATAGCTAACGCTTGATAACAAAGTAAGAAAGGATTGATCTCATGGCTATACTTGATATCGTAAAAAAAGCATTGCTTATCCCCTTGACAGAATCATATGCTGACGATGAGCTTTCAACTCATATTAGTAGTTGTAAAGCATATTTGACGAGTTGTGGGATCGATCCGACTTACATCAATGACGAATCAAATCCAATGGTTAGTACCGTAATTATTATTTATGTGAAGACATTCTTTGGTTTTAAGAATGATGGGAGTGCAAAAGAACTGCCGAAGACATTTGATATGCTGGTAGGACAAATTGCATTAACTAAAGGAGCAGAAGAAAATGTATCCTAATTCACCGAATATTTCCATCAAGTTGCTAACCATTGATTTGGTTCAAAATTCTATCGGTTCTTCAACCTATCAACTTCAACACTCAAAAGAAATAATCGGAATCAATTTCAGCATTACATCAAACGAATACTATGAAAGCAAACGATCAGACATTAGGATTGATATTGCCGTAAAGATTCAAAGTTTCTTGTATGATGGTAGCAAATACGCTGACATTGCAGGAGACATTTACAAGATTGAACGAACGTATCAAATCGGACAATTCATTGAGTTATATTTGAGTAAATCTAAGATCAGAAAGAGTGATATCATTGGTTACGCTTGATGAACTTGGTGTTGCCATTTTAAATATGGTAGAAGAGTATGCTGAAGATATTACTCAAAAACTTGAAAAGCGACTTGATGAAACGGCTCAGGAAATCGTGAAATATATCAGTACACATGCACCTAGAAGTGGTGGATCAAAACCATTCGCGGATTCTTTTGTTGCTGAGCCAATAGGTAGTGGAATCAATAAGACGATAGTTATCTTTTCAAATGAAAAAGGAAAGTTGACACACCTACTTGAATTTGGTTTTACACATCGTAGTGGTAAGTATGTAGGACCTAGACCATTTATGCGTCCAGCCTATGATTTGTTTACACCGAAGATGCTAGAAGACATCAAATCGATTATTGAAAAGGGTGATAGTTAATGCAGGAAAAGTTAGAAGCATTATATGATACTTTGAATTCTGTTTTACCTGGTAAGGTATCATATGGAACCAGAGTAGGATTAGAAAGTGATCCTAACTATATCATCTATCAAGAAATCAGCAACCGTTCAATTGTTTATGCTGATGATAGAGTGGTCGCAAAGGTAACTACATTTCAAGTCAGTTTAATTACTGAAAAGAAGAACTTAGGAATAGAAGAACAACTAGAAGCATCCCTTTATTTCATGGGATATGAATTTGAATTATTGTCTGAAATTGTCAATGAAGACAGTTCAGTTAACAGAGTATATGAAATCAAACAGGAGGTATTTTAAATGAGTAATAAAGTCACATTTGGTTTAACAAACGTACATTATGCATTAGCTACTCAAGCCGAAGATGGTAGTTGGACCTTTGCAACACCTAAACGCTTAGAAGGTGCACAGGAAATTACAACAGAAGCTATTGGTGGTAGTACACAAGTGTATGCAGATGATAAAGTGATTGCTACATTAGTATCCAATTCAGGCTCTAACGTTACACTTAAATTTACGGAGATTGATGACGTGTTCAAAAAGGACATCTTTGGTGTTCTAGAAGATACAAATGGAAATCTAGTAGAAGTTGTAAATGGCGAAACTAAGACATTTGCTTTAGGCTATGAAATTCAGGGTGATATCAAAGCGAGACGTATTTGGTATTTCTTATGTACAGCGACACCTTCAGGAGATGCAAGCAAATCTAAAGCTGATTCTATTGAAGCAAACTCAATCACACTAAACATTACAGCAAGACCAATAGAATCCGGAGACAATCTTATTCTCAGAGTAATCGCAGGTGTAGGAGATGCGAACTATGCAGCATTCTTAACCACAGCACCAGCATTACCTACATTTATTTAAGGAGATAATCTAACATGGAAAAAACACTAAAACTAGGTGACAAGGATTATCGACTTCACTCATCGCTATTTACGATAATTGATTATCGTAATGTATTCTCAACTGAATTATTTAGTGATATCAAGAAACTAGAAAAAACGAACATCAAAAAAGAAGATGATATATCCACAGTGATTGACACCATCTTCAGAATTATCTATGTATTGCATCGGCCTTTCAGCAAACAATCCTATAATGACTTCTTGATGTCATTGGATTTCTCTGTACTAAGCAATCAGAGTGAACTGGAAAATCTGACGAATACGATAGGTGAAATGCTGGGTACGTTTCAAAAAGGAAGTACAGTCAAACTACCCACAAAGAAGTGATGAGGTAAACATAACAGCGAACATCATATTCAATCTTGCTCATTTAGGAATCTCTATTGAAGACACAAAGAGCTTTGATATAAATACCTATTTTGAGATTGTAGAACTTGAAATGAATGTTATTACAGGGGAACAGTCATCAAAAAGAGCAACGCAAAGAGATATAGATAAATTCCTGTTATAGGAGGTGAATATTAATGGCAGAAACAGTCAAAGGACTAAATATCAAACTAACCCTTGATGGTAAAGATTTAGAAAATGAATTAAACGGTATCAAGAAAGAACTCAAGGAACAAAACAAAGACTTAAGAGCGATTAATACCAACCTTCGATACGATAGTAGCAATCTCGATCTATGGAAACAAAAACAGTCAAAGCTAAACGACATTTTAGTTCAAACCAAGAAGAAACTTGAAACTCAAAATCAGGAACTTGATCGTGCGAAAAAAGCTGTCCAAGTCGGTGATATGAGTCAAGAAGAGTTTAATAAGCTCAAACGAAACGTCATATACACCGAAGCTGAAATAGCTAAGATGAATGGACAGTTGGAAAAAACATCAGATAAGATTAAACAACTAAGTAATGCTAATTTCGAGAAGATTGGTAAACTTGGTTCGACATTAACGAAAAGTGTGACGTTACCTATATTGGGTGCCGTTTCTGCTTTAACAGCATTCTCGGTGAAGGCTGCCTATACTGCTGATGAAATTGGAGACACAGCTGAGAAGATTGGGTTATCTGCTGAAGCCTTTCAAGAGTGGAATCATACTGCGACCATTTTAGGTGTATCAACTGAAAGAATGGAACGTGCGTTTGTTAAGGTAAATGGTATTCTTGGTGACATTGCAACAGGTAATGGTGATAAGTATGCTGAAAGTCTAGCTTTAATTGGATTATCACTTGATGATTTAGAAGGAAAAAATACAGATGAAGCATTCAATCTAATTCGAGATGCTTTAAGTGAAGTAGAAGATGAAGCTGTACGACTTGGTGTAGCTAATGATTTATTAAGTGAAAGAGTTGCAGCTGATATCATTCCGGTGTTAACTCAAGAAGCATCTACAATAAATGATTTAAGAAATGAAGCTAGAGAACTTGGTATTGTTACAAATGAACAAGCAGCTCAAGCGGGTGAGTTTACCGATGCACTAGATCGCACAAAACAAGCTGTATCAAGTTTAGGTATTGATCTAGCAAGTACACTTTTACCAGTTATCCAGGAACTGATCATCAAAGTCAGAGACAATGTAATTCCTACATTGAAAGACTGGATTGATAAATGGAATAATATGGATTCAGGTACAAAGAAAATTATTGCTACTTTGACTGGACTCGTAGCTGCAATAGGACCAGTTTTATCTGTTGTAGGTAAAGTAGGACCACTTTTGAATGCTGGCTCGATGGCACTTAAGGCTGTGGGAACATCCGGAATATTTGCAGGTGTAGGAATCAATGCAGCTACATTAGGTATTGGAGCTCTCATTGCAATATTAGCAGTAGCCTTGTTCCAAAGTGAAGAGTTCAAAGCATTATTAGGAAGACTTATGGAAACATTCATGCAGTTACTTCCACCTATTTTAGCGATTGTTGATAGTTTGATGACGGCTCTTCAACCTATCCTAGATGTGATTATTGATTTAGTTGTTATGTTAGTTGATCTATTAGTTCCAATTCTAGATGTTATCCTTACGCCACTCATCACACAAATTCAAATGTTTGCTGAGATACTAGGATTATTAGCACCACTGATTACCGTTGTAGGTGAAGTGTTGAATGCAATACTAGTTCCAGCGATTAATGTACTCAAGACAGTACTTGAACCAGTACTTAATGTTGTTCAGAAGATTGTTGAATTTATCCAGAAAATATTCGAGTGGATTGGAGATCTACCTTCAAAGATTGGTGATTTTGGTGGTAAAGTAAAAGATACATTTTCAAACGTGACTGAAGGCATCTCGAACATTGCGAATAAAGTAACGGATGGGATTAGTGACTTTGCTTCAAATGCAGCAGATAAAGTCAGTGGATTTTTTGGAGGTATTGGAGATTTCTTTTCTGATACATTTAACTTAAAAGGATCGAGTACAGTTAACAATTCAAACTCTAGTTCATCAACAAGCAATACAAACAATATCACTATAAATACAACATCACCAACCTTTGATGTGGATTCCATCAATAAGGCATTAGGAGGTAGTGTGATATGATCAGACAATTTTATCTAGAAAACGAGTATGGCGATATATATTATTTCAATCATAAGAATCAGACTCTAATTGCTCAAGTGAGTGGTCTTGGTTTTTCTTTGGATATGAAGTATTTAGAATATAGTCGTTTTTATTCTCGATCAGAATATAACATTCCTTTGTCAGAGATTTCTGAAACATTAATCTTTCTAAAGGGATATCAGGGATATAAGTCCTTCGTGGATTTTATTAGTAAAAGCAATAAAGAATATAAACTGCATTATCAAAACGATGCATTCAGCGCGTACTGTTATGTTGATATTGCTAGTTTATCGAAAGCTGAGTTGATCGCAGGTACCATTCAAAGTAACATCGTGTTTAAAAAATTGTCACTTTGGTTAAAAGAAAAATCATATGAAATTATCGCAAATGGATCTTCAAGTGGTAAGGTTTATCCATATTCTTATCCATATTACTATTCAAGTTCATATGAAGGTAAGGTATTTATTAGAAATGAAGGGTTAAATGATGCACCAACTGTCATAGAAATGATAGGAAGTGTTATTGATCCAGAAGTGCTAATCAAGAAGAATGGAGAAGTGGTATCTGTATTACGTTTATATTTAACTGCAGAAGATATAACTATTACCGTCAACTCTATTCCAAGTAAACAAGAAATGGTGATGGATGAATCAGGTGTTGTTACTGACATTTATGGATTGCAGGACTTTGAAGAAGACAACTTTATTTTCCTAGAACATGGAGATTATGAAATTGAATTCAAACCAGGCGTAGCTACAGAATCGATTTGCAGAGTAACCATACTAGAAGGTTATTTAGGCATATAGGATATGAAACTATTATTTCTTGATCGTAGCACGCTGCAGTATAAAGATAACGCTTATGTCAGTAGTCAGTTTGAACTCGTTCTTGATATGGTGCTCATAAAGAGATCAACCTTCAAAGTAAACAAAACGAACATTAATTGCACCATTGGTGATATCGTTGTTCTTAAGAATGACATCTATTCATATATAGGAATCTTGGAAAGCATCGAGTTAAATGATGATTATACAACGAACATTAAGTCTCTCGATTTCAGGGAGATTTTTAATTTGGATATACCTGCTACAAGTTATTCAGGTGACCTTGCGGATTACCTATATCAAATAATCACAGACTATTTCAAAAACAATTCAGATCTAAAACAAAACTTATCCTATTTGACAGTAAGCAAAGAAACCAGTGTATCAGGTAGTCTTAGTTTTGAAACGGATAACATCATCAATATGTCAAAAATATTTGAGCTTGTTTCAAAAGGATATGGAATCAGCTTTAGCACAGACGTCACTTATTTAAGAGGTCGCATTACAGGTATCATCTTTAGAATTTTTAGTGTAAATCAAGGGATGGTCATCAAGAGTGATTTTTCATCTATCTTGAATGTTGAAACCAATGATTCAACCAGCCAACTTGTCAATAAAGTGATTTACTATCCAAGAAGCGACAATCAAATCTATCAAACAATCAAGACATACTATTTGCTTACAACTGGAGAAATCACGGAAGATGGCACCTCAGATGATAGATACACAAGTGTCATGGCCAAGAGTTATATTTATATCGATAACGATTATGAAACACTAGAAACCAAAGCAAGAAGTGAAATGGTAACATCCAAACTAGATCACAATATAACATTTACAATTGACATGAAAAACAAGGTATTTATACCGTTTGAGAATATCTATCTTGGTGATTATGTCTCTTTCATTCATAAAGAGAAAACATACGAATCAGTGATAACAGGAATCACGTTTAAAGATTCATTAAATTATGCAACGATAACGTTAGGAGAGTACCGAGTGAAGCTAACAGAAAAAATACAGCTACTTAGTAAGAATACTGGTAGTGGTTCAACAAGCAATATAACGATTACAAACACAGATATCGATGGAGGTGAGTTCTGATGGGGTTACAAAAAATCACATTTGAAGGTGGGAATGTAACATCAAAGATAGATTCTGATTTATATCATTTTCTATTTTCAAGTGATGTAGGAATCTTAAAAGGATTAAAAAGTGAATGTGGTTATACCTTAGCCAATAACACCATTACATTCAGTGATGGCTATGTTTCAGTATATGGACGAATCATCTATGTTGAAAATCAGACAACGATTGGTGTGACACCAGATTCAAGTAAGTATGGATATGTTGTTTTAGGAGTAAATACATCTGATAACACAGTCAGCTTATATTTGAAAGAGCAGACCGGTAGTTATCCCTCACTAACAGTTACCAATCTTCTGACAACTGATGGACTTTATGAACTGGCATTGTGTGCTTATACGAAAACGACAACATCAGTGACACTGACAAGTTATTCGAGAAAGCTTATTAGTAATGACAAAACTCGAGTAGACATTCTTGATGATGAGATATTCGATCACTATTTACCGATGAGAAAATCACTTACTTTAGTGACCGCCGGTACATACCGCTTCTCTGGTACAAACTCTGTGGAATTAAGTGAATCAATACTTTACGTTACAATAAACAATCATACAGTAGTGACGTTTCCTGGAGAGCAGATATTCTTGTTCGTAGGATCTAATACCTCGATATCATATCGTTATGCGTCAGGAGATTATTCACTAAATGTTGTTTATGAAAATGGCGTTGTCACATTAACAACGGGTAACACGACACACAACATCACAAGTGTGTTTATGAAGAAATAGGAGGAATTTAAATGGCTACAATTCAAATAAAAAGAAGAACAACTGCGGGAACTGGACCCCTCACAGGTACAACAGGAACGGTAAAAGCTGGGGAACCACAAGTTGATTTTAATGGAGAACATTTATACATCGCAAAAGCAGATAAAGTCGCGAGTGTTTCTGTACCGCTTGCTGAATCAGACTATCTAAAAATACCCGGTGTAGACAAAGTTGACAATCAGATTGATACAAAGATTACTGCATTAAATTTAGGAACTGCATCAACAAAGAATACAGGGACTGGTAGTGGGAATGTTCCTATTCTTGATGCGAGCGGGAAACTAGCAGACAGTGTTGTACCGAAGATTGCGATGACGAATACTTATGTTGTGGCAAGTCAAACAGCCATGCTTGCTTTATCCAATGCACAGGAGGGTGACGTTGCCGTAAGAACCGACTTAAATAAGTCTTTTATCCTAAAGGCATCACCTTATTCAACGCTTGCTAACTGGCAAGAACTTTTAACACCTACCGATGCTGTAACGAGTGTCAATGGGTCTACTGGTGCAGTAACGATTTCACTAGCTGGACTTGGTGGTGTTGCAGCATCAACTTACAATACTCACGTTGCATCTAACCTTCATTTAACATCTGACCAAAGAACTATACTTAATAATGTAAAAGATGTTCAAATTTTTGATACCGATGGTATAAGCCTGGCGTCATCAGTAACAGACTATGCAAATTCGGTAATTGTTGATGGATTAATATATTACCCAATTGTCGACTCAAACTACACACCAACTAGAATTACATATAAGTTGGGTATTGATGAAACCAAAGTTCTACAACCATCCTCAATTATTGATGGTGGTACATATTAATGGCTATTATCAGAGTCAAACGTGGTACTACAACTCCAACAACATCTAACCTATCATACTTAGGTGAGCTTGCATTTGACTATTCAAACGAAGCATTATACGCAAGAGGAACATCATCTGTAGTAAAAATAGGCGGTGCTTTAGAACAAGTATATTTTTATCAAGGATACTCCTATTATCACAGTTTGACATATCCATTTGATCCGGACTACATTTATAAAGTTCATGTAATTGCATCAACTCAAGGAACATCAGTCGATACTTCTGATACGTACATTTACTATCGAACATCTAGTAACTCAAGTTTATATGGGGCATATATCAATCATCACTTAAATACCGAAGATACTGTTCATGATAAAAGATCTAGCACTAATACGACCGCAAAATACATCGAGGATAGTTATGCAACCGGTCCAACAATTACGAGTGGAATTACGAAAGTCATTGATTTTGAGATTTCACCGACATTTAAAGCGAACTATGTTGATACACAAGTCTGGGTAGCATATGGAAAAAGTATGACGACACTTTCTGGACAAGGTAATGGATCGATTAAGATGGTCGATTTTGTACATACAGCATATGGAGATTTAGGTGCTTTGTATATCAATCCAGGTATGTCTGTGGGCTCACCTGATAGTATTTCAGTAACAATTTATAGAATGAAAAGAAAGTAGGAGTCATTATGGCAATTATTAAAGAACTAAATACGAAGTTTGGAGTTGGTGCATCATATCACCGAATTACAGCATTCAACATCAGTTACTCCAATAAGAAAATCACCATTTGCGTAGCCTCATACTTAACAAAAGAAGCAAGAGCGGGTAAGAGTGAGCCAATAGAAGAAGTTGATATATCAATTCCAATCGCTGATTTTAAGTTATTTTTGGGAGTGAATCCGATTGAAGCAGGATATGGTTGGCTCAAACAAAATGTCATTGGATTTGAAGAGGCGGTCGATGATTATGATGTCGTTGAACCACCTCTTCCAGAAATACCAGAGGAGGTTGAGCCTAATGAATGAGTTATATCGAATAGTTGAAGGAGTGTTTCCAAATACGGAGATACTCCTTATTTATTATGGTGGATCAATAGCATATGGGATCAACAGTGACTCAAGTGATAAAGATGTCACAGTAGTCTTAGAAGGATTTAATGGTACCCTTCATCTATATATTGGTACGATAGATTTTTTTATATTTTCAAAAGAAGAATTTATAAAAAGGCAAACATTCGATGAGACAGTGATTCCGTACTACAAACAAGCAGCCGATACGTTGTTAGTGTTAGATAAATATGAACACTATATTCAAGCCTCGTTTGAAAAGGAAGTAGATGATTTGCTATCTCAAGTTGATGAAGTGTTTATACTCAATCACCTATCGTCATTTTTAGATTATACAAGAAGCAGATTTGAAGTAAATCCATCATTTAAAACGCATTATCATGTGTTTAGGATTAGAGGTATGGTTGAACATTATGAAAAAACCGGAAAATATGAACTTGTTGTAGAGGAACCGTGGTATACAAAAATGATGGATTTTAAAAATAACTGGGATAACGAAATAGCACAAAACTATGTAGAGGAGATTAAAGATCAACTGGACTACTTAGAAAATTACCGAAATGAGATGATGCAAAGTGGACTGGGATAACCTTTTAAACCTATTCAGAATGGAAAATTTAATATACTGGGTTGTTACGATGGTAGTTGTTATCCTTACTACAATAAAGCAATTCAACAGACAAGAGAAAAACAACAAGTCAAAGAACGATGAAATAATGGAAAACTTACAAAAAATCGATAAACAAAATGTGAAGATGATCAACCTTCTGGAAATGCATTCAAAGGACATTAAATCGTTAAAGAAGGATGTAAATGTACTTGAACATCGAGTAACTAGATTAGAGGATTCACAAGTTAATATTTATCGACATATAGGAGGAAAAGAAAATGACAACACTTGAGATAATTTTACTCATCACATCACTAGGCCTACTTGCACTTTATGTAACATCAAAGTTCAGAAAAGACCAATCATTGGATGAGGTAATCAAAGAAGTAAAAGATGATTTGAAGAATACTGCAGAAAACGTATATGATCTTGTCAGCAAGGCAACTAATGTAGTGTTTGATGAGAGTGTTCAAAAAACAATCAAAGAATTTATTATGATTGTAGAAGAGAAGAATCAGATTGCCAAACAAAAGGGTGAAGCTTTCCTTGCAGGTGATGAGAAGAAACTTGCCGTTATATCGCGTTTTAGTGAGTGGGTAAGTAATGTTACAGGATCTACTGAAAAGGCTGTAGAGTTTGTAGAAACGAATCAGTCTAGAATTGAATCAATTATCGATGACTACATCTCTTTCAGTAATAAAATGCAAGGTAAAGAAACCTTATCTGAAGCCGAGAAAATCATTGCTGAAAAGCTCAATAAGAAAGCTCAATAATACTTGCTATAGTGCCTTTATTTAGGTAATATGTGACATACCAAATCAAGGAGGAAAAGCATGTTGAATCAAGTGATTTTAGTAGGACGAGTTAAGAAACTCGATAAGTTAGCAGGTATTGTTTCAATCGATATCAAGAGACCTAATGAAAAGGATTCAGATTTGATTCCTGTCACCTTAAGTGATGGCATCATGGAAAATGTTATGGAGTACCTTTCCGAAAACTCAACGATAGGAGTTAAAGCATCACTTTATATTGATGACAACATCTTAAGGATTGTTGGAGAAAAAGTAACATTCATTAACGCAAAAGAATAAGCATAGATTTAGAAATTGGCCGTACTGGTAAAAAGGTACGGCTTTTTTTATTTGCATATTTTTCAATGTTTATTGGCAAATCGTGTTATACCTCGCCATTTAACTGATGAAGGAGGTATCACACATGAAATTAATTATAAGAAAAACAGATATTACTAATATTTTTATTACAGACCCGAACTTTTACACGATTTCTGCGGACTATGATTTAGGAGGTAGTTCGTATGAATAATGACACATTAATTAAAGAGTTAAGAGACAAAGGATATGGATACAAAAAGATTGCTAATGAGCTGGATCTAAAAGTTGATACTGTTCGTTATGCTTGTTTGAGAATGGAAGAGGAAAGCCTTGTTGGTTATTGCAAAAACTGTGGTCTTGAGATGAAGTCTGTAAAAGGGAAAAAGAAAAAGATATTCTGTTCAGATAGATGCAGATGGCAATGGTGGAACGTAAAAAGAAAAGGATCAAGTCACAATGAATCGATCTAATTTAGAAATGTATTACTTATCCATCACACCCGTTAAATCAATGTTTGAGGAGGCGATTTTGAGTAAATCTGAATATCTTAAAGCAGAAGCATTTTTAGCAGACAAATATTGTATCAATAAAGGTAACATTCATCGTCTTAACAACTTGACTAAACCCCCTAAAAGAGTGATATATGGTGTAACCAAAGAGGAGGTAAAAGATGAAGGAAAAGAAGATAACCAAAATCGAAGCATTATCCAAATTACCAAAGAAAACTAGAGTCGCTGCTTATGCGAGAGTATCTAATGGTAAAGATGCAATGTTACATTCCTTATCTGCTCAAATTAATTATTATAAGAAAATGATTCAAGATAATAATGATTGGCAGTTTGCTGGCGTGTATGCAGATGAAGCTCTCACAGGAACCAAAGATTCAAGAGAAGAGTTTCAACAGTTATTAGAAGATTCCAAAGCAGGGAAAATTGATATGATTATTACAAAGTCTATATCAAGGTTTGCAAGAAATACAATGACACTTCTTGAGACTGTAAGAGAACTTGATAAACTAAATGTTGATGTATTTTTTGAAGAACAGAATATTCACTCAATAAGCAGCGAAGGAGAAATGGTACTTACGTTATTGGCATCTGTAGCACAGGAAGAATCAAGAAGTGTTTCAGAAAATATGAAATGGCGCATTAAGAAGGAATTTCAGCAAGGTGAGATTTGGGGAGGACGATCGCCTCTTGGGTATAACTTAAAGAATAAGGCGTTTCGTGTGATTCCTAAAGAAGCTGAATTGGTGCAGCTCATCTACAAACTATATGTTGATGGTAATGGTGCTGAAGCAATTTGTCAAATACTAGATGCAAAGGGTATAAAACCAAAAGAATCTAAAAAGTGGGGTCCAACATCGATTATAAAGATTCTCTCAAATCGTAATTATACAGGTGATTTACTATTACAAAAGACATACTTGAATAATCACTTATCAAAGAAACAGGTTATTAATAAAGGAGAACTGGATCGGTATCTGGTTAAAGGAAACCATGAGGCAATCATAAGCAATGAACTATTCGACAAAGTACAAAAACTTAAACATCAACGAGCCATTAAAAACAAATCTAATCTACCAAAGAAAAAGACGTTTCTACATGGATTAATACAATGTGGAATTTGTGGTTCAACTTATACACCTAAGAAAATGAGAAAGAAGGACATTTGGATTTGTTCGAAATCAGCAAGTAAAGGTCAAGATGTTTGTGATTCTAAACTAGTCCCACACAACATCATCGTTGAAGCTTCTAATCACATTTTAGAGATGGACCAAAATAATGAGGCTACATTCAAATCAAAGGTAACCAAGATAATCGTTCAAGAAAATAGGATGTTAGAATTTCATATGAAAGACGGGAAGATATTAAACTACCGATGGAAACATAAGTCTAGAAGTAAGAGTTGGACACCTGAAATGAAAGAACAAGCACGATTAAGAGCACTAGAACAGCATCATGGAGGTGGAGAAAATGCCTAAAGTCACAGTCATACCATCAACAATTAATCCTATTACACAAATGCCTATCCATGCGAATCATGTTAAGAAAGTAGCCGCATACGCTAGGGTTTCAACAAACAGCGATGAACAGTACACGAGTTACGAGGCTCAGGTGAATTTCTATAAAAAATACATTCAAGAAAAACCTGACTGGGAGTATACCGAAGTTTACGCTGATGAAGGATTATCCGGAACAACAACCAAAAAGCGTACTGAGTTTAATAGAATGATTAAAGATGCACTAAACGGTAAAATCAATCTGATCATCACTAAATCAATCTCACGTTTTGCTAGAAACACACTAGATACAATCTCATTTGTGCGTAAACTTAAAGCAAAAGGTATTGAAGTCTTCTTTGAAAAGGAAAATCTATGGACACTGGATCCAAAGAGTGAACTTATCTTAACCATTATGGCATCAATAGCCCAAGAGGAATCACGCTCCATTAGTCAAAACGTAACTTGGGGAAAACGAGTTGGTTTCCAGGAAGGTAAAGTATCGTTTGCATATAAAAGATTTCTCGGATACAAGAAGGAAGATGACAAGATTGTGATTGATGAAGACCAAGCAGTAATCGTTAGGGATATTTATCGAATGTTTCTTGTTGAAGGTAAAACACCAACAGGCATAGCAAAGTATCTTAAATCACAACATATTAAAACGCCAAGTGGTAAATCAACGAAATGGCAAACAAATGTGGTGACATCGATTCTTACTAATGAAAAGTATAAAGGTGATGCACTACTTCAAAAAACATACACAGTAAATTATCTAGATCACTCCAAAGCAATTAATACAGGACAGATACCACAGTACTATGTAGAAAACAATCATCCAGCCATTATCGATAGAGATACATGGGAGCAAGTTCAAATTGAAATTGAACGACGTAATAAGCTTGGTGCACATTACTCTTCATCTGATGTTTTTGCATCAAAGCTTATATGTGAAGATTGCGGGAGTTTCTATGGGAAGAAGAAATGGCACACGAATACTAAATATGAACGATTTGTGTATCAATGTAATAGTAAGTTTCACAAAGGAAAAGATAAATGTAAAACACCACACCTCAATGAAGATGACATTAAGAGACAGTTTATTAAAGCATACAATCTAATGGCCAAAGACAAACAACGAGTCATAAAAGATACTAAAGACATTATTAAACTACTGACGGATACTACCAAGATTGATTCAGAAATTACCAAAATAGATGATGAGATGGTAGTAATTACAGAACTCGTTAATAAACTGGTAATGGAAAATTCTAAGACAGACACGGACATTGATGCCTATAACAAGAAATATGAAAAGTTGTCGGCTCGTTATGATAAATTAAAGGATTATTTAGATGGGTTAATCACTGAAAAAGAGTCTAAATTAGGACAAAAGAAAACGATGCAAACGTTCATCAACAATTTAATAGAATCAGAAGACGAACTAGTTGATTGGAATGAACGAATATGGATGCTTATGGTGGAAAGTGCAGTTGTACATAGAAATCAAAGTATCACGTTTAAGTTTCATAGTGGTGTAACAATTAAAACGAGTTAAGTCGCTTATTAAAAAGGCGGCTTTTTTGTATTTTTATAATTAAGAAAATATGTTATAATTTTAGTTAAGAGAATATCTTGGAGGAGCACATCATGGATAACTACGAAGTTGCGATCAATGGGACTACTTTAGCTGCACGGATTCTAGGTATAGAAACTCCTAACGTGCAGTTTTTTTATAACCAAGATTTAACGGAAAAAGGAATCAACTCCATATTCTTAAAGGAAAAATATATCATAGCATTTAATGAAGAGTGGATAGAACAAGCAAATCCAATGGAGATCCAGGTTACTTGTTTCCATGAGAGTAGACATGCTTTTCAATGGAAAGTGATAAATGGTGATTATTCTGGAACTGAAGTTGAGGATTCAATTACTATTCAAAAATGGAAAGATGAAATGAGTAACTATAACTCGCCTACAAAAAAAGACATTCCAGAAAAAGAATATCTAAAGCAGGAGATTGAGATTGATGCAATAGCATTTGCACATAAGATGATGTTAGAACATTTTGGTATAAAAACTGTGATTCCTGATTGTATCAAGGGATTCATATAGGGAGGTTTGCTTAATGATTGATTTTAAAGAATTAATAATGAGGAAAATTAAAAACATGAATGGTGAATATGTAGAACTTGTATCCGGCGACATTCATCGAGAAATTGGTGGATATCCAGGCTCAAATCACAGGATGCCTTCTTGTTGTAACGCAATGAGAGATCTCATGTACAACGATGATGAAGTACTTTATTCACCAAAAAAAGGTAATGGAGCTACTTTGAAAATAAGATATTACAAGAAGAATCACAAACACTAACGGGGGTTATAAATCATGAAAAGTTTAGAATCATTGAAGAGCATTTTTAAAGAAAGAATTTTTAAGATTCCTGACTATCAAAGAGGGTATGCATGGCAAAAAGAACAATTAAAAGACTTTTGGGAAGACATTACTAATTTACCAAAGGACAGATATCATTACACAGGACTGCTTTCACTAAAGGAAGTTCCAAGTTCTGAATACAATAATGGAAACTGGGTTAGTGAGAGGTGGCTAATTAATGATTTTGGCTATAAGCCTTTTCATGTTGTTGATGGCCAACAAAGATTAACCACTTTTGTTATCTTTATTAATGAAGTCATTAGTTTAATCAAAAATCTTGATGTAAATAAAGGCAAAAAACTAGAAGATATATATA